ACTCATCTTCTTTAGTCATGTACCAGTGGAGAATTATCTTCGCTGTGATGACTATGAATGGTTAAAACAAGGATTGGAAGAGACAACTCTTTTCACTCCTTTTGAAAAAGCTGATATCCTCATTCATTGGATGGAACATACTGACCCAGCATGTTTCCTGCCAGAGGCATAGGACGCAAACGACTGAAGGAACGGGAGATTCAATTCACCCATTTTTTCAGGAGTCAAATCATGAACACCCTCACTCTGATCAAAAAGCAGATCCAGAAGCAAGCAGCACTTCACGACGCACAAATTTCCCACACCGCTTATCGTGGTGTAGTATATGAGTGCAAGCAAGGTGCTGAAGAAACTCATGGAACATTCTGCTACAGAGGTCACACCTATAATAAGTGATGGACTATCGATATCACTTTGATGATATGGATAGTGATAATAGACCTCCCGCATGTTATCAACTCAAATATAGAGGAGTAACATACTGGTCATGCTATAAGATTCACTTGCAGGAGTACTTCGAGCAATTGCTCGAAGTGCAACCCGTTTATAACCGAAGGGGTTGACACCCCTTCTTTTTTTGTGTATAATACCAACGAACTACCAAACGAACATGGGAATGTTTGACACAATCAGAAGTAGTTATGATCTCGGTCCAGGATTCTGGAGAAGAGATCTACAAACCAAAGGTCTCGAATGCCTTATGGTAGAATATTGGATTGATCCTAGTGGTCAATTGTTTGAGATTGACTATTCAGGCACTCAAGATTTTGATCTTTGCCCAGAACAAGAATCGAAAACCCCATGGAATCCTTACAAAGCGGTTCCTAATGGTAATCATGGAAAGGTTAGACCTGTCTATGTTACAGCAACAATCGAGGTTTATCCAGCAAAATGGGAATGTCATTACGCACCATTTCCAAGAAAGATTATTCAATTCGTTAACGGTAAATTAAATGAAGAAATTATTACTTGCATTGATTTTAGCGGCTGCTCCAGTTAATGCAGAACCGACCAAAGGGTATTACACCATGGATGCCATGGGGTGCATGATTGTACAGGAATGTACTGATGGCGTAATTCAAGTTTGGGGTGCAGATCAGTTGGAAGAACTCTTTCCAAATTCTGATTGGAACTTAGTTAAAGAAGAGTTCGCTCGAATGATGAACGCACTCAGTCAAGTTGGAGTTAGCGTATACATCGCACCAGAAAAGTATTTTCCAGTTGGACATCGTGGTGTCTACCATACTGTTAGTAATAATTTCTATCTTAATAGGAGTTATGTACACCGCCCTAATGTCATGATGACCGTCATGAGACATGAAGGATGGCACGCTGCTCAAGATTGTATGGCAGGTAGCATTAAGAATAGTTTGATTGCTATCATCAAGAATGAAGAGGATGTGCCAGGATTGTGGCGTGAGATGGTAGAGGAGTCCTACCCTGCTGAAGCGGTTCCTTTTGAGGCAGAGGCAACCTGGGCAGGAAAGACCGCTAAGATGACCCAGGACGCCCTAGAAGCGTGTGCTGAGGGCAATATGTGGGAGAAGTACCCACCCACTCCATTAACAAAGAAATGGTTGAAAGAAAATGGCTACCTATGATGTCACACTAGAGGAGGATGGGGGCGATCTCATTCTTCCTGTTCCTGAAGATCTTATGGATGAACTTGGTTGGCAAGAGAATGATCTATTGGAATGGACTATCGAAGATGACCACATTGTATTGAGAAGAGTAGATGAAGACGAATTGGAGGATCTGGGCGAAAGCATTAGGGGAGAAAGCACACAAGAAGGATCATATTGCTGATCAGGTTGCCAGTGTAAGAACTGTCATATTCTTTACTTACCTGGTCACTAATTGCTTTATTGTTGCTGGAGTCGTTCGTCACTGGAACGACGTTCCTCAACCTCTTGACAAACCAGAAGCAGTATGCTATTATCAATAGGTCTTCCACGGACACACATGGATCGATCTAAACTTAAACAACTTATTAGCGAACTTAAACGGGTAGTCAGTGAACTTGAGAGTGAAATCTACTCAGACACTGACACCTATCTCTCTTATGATGAGATTGCTAAATGTACTCCATTCATCGAAGATGACGACGGGTATCCTGACTGACTTGGAGAGTTGGTCGAGTGGTTTATGGCACTGGTCTTGAAAACCAGCGAGGGTCACACCTCCCAGGGTTCGAATCCCTGACTCTCCGTTGTCAGGTTATGAAAACCTGACATAACGTATACTAATTGTATACATATATTACAACTGTCACATGTGACAGTTCGATAACAGCACCAATGCCTCAACTACTCGCAGCGGAATCTGTTATGCTTAGCAAGCGTTGGAAGTCGATCCAACCAACATCTGTGGGTAACCATTCCACAAGTAAAAATCTTACGAGGTAAAAACAAATGATTAAATCCGCATTCGCAGCTCTGGCTGCTGCTCCCCTTTTCGCTGGCGCTGCTTTTGCAGGTCCTTACGTGAACGTCGAAGCCAACTCTGGTTGGACTGGTTCTAACTATGGTGGCACCGCTGTCGATAGCCACGTTGGTTACGAAGGCGCTCTTGGCGAATCTGCTTCATACTACGTTCAGGGTGGTATCACCACTAAACTCCCCGATGCTGGTGCTTCTGACACCGTTCCTTCGGGTAAGGCAGGTCTGGGCGTCGGTCTGACCGATTCTCTCTCCGCTTACGGCGAAGTTTCGTTCGTTGGTTCGGGCGTTGCTGGTGTTGACCGTTCTTACGGCACCAAAGCTGGTCTGAAGTGGGCATTCTGATCCGCTAACTAAATCTGGGGACTTCGGTCCCCTTTTTTTATGATTAAGATTCTTCGCAGTCCAGTAACACACTTTAATCTTTTAGTGGTTGGGTTTTTGATTATAGTTCAAGGTATGCATACCCATGCACACCACACCATGAGTGTTGATACTGACTCATACGTTCGTGGTTTCTGTAAGAAGAATTTAGATACATGTAAAAACATTATCAGTGATCTGGGGGGTTGACACCCCCCTTTTTTATTGCTATACTAACATGGAGTTACCCCTGGAGGTCATGGAAGTCATTCTTTATTCAAAAGACAATTGTCAATGGTGTGATAGAGCAAAGATGCTATTTGACAATTTAGATGTTAAATATACTGAGTATAAGTACGAAAAGGACTTTACTAAAAAAGAATTCTACGCAGAGTTTGGTGAGGGTGCTACGTTCCCTCAGATTTCTATCAACACCAAACACATTGGAGGATTCAAAGACACGCTGCACTACTTCCAAGAAAACAATCTTATCTAATGGAACCTACAGAAGAAATTTATCTCCTTGTTGAAAAATCAATTGATGCTGCCTTTGATGGTAAGTTCTTGTTCAATCTTTACACCTATGTAAAGTCATCTAAGTTTACTAGAAGAGACATGACTGCATTCATTGAAAGTCCAACTGCAGAAAGCATATCTAACATTGTAACTGAACTTGAACTTTACATTAAAGGTAAAGATAAGATTGCAAAGGAAGCATATGGTTATTTGAGCAAACCAAATGCAAGGAAGATTAAAGATTATCTGTACAAAATACTAGAGGATGCATGGAAGTATGAAAAAGAACGAAGACCAGGACGAAAACCTGGAACAAAAAACAAACGTAAACGAGTCCTCAATAAATAAAGGAGATGAGTTTATGCGTTTACGTAAGGTCAAGAAAGATGTTGACCTAGACAAAGAGGAATTAGTGCCAACGGGAGGCAAGGAAATGAACACCGCAGTAGTTTTAACTCTGTCCGTTATCATGACTATTGGTGGAACACTCATTGGATTTATTTTTGGGTGGTTAGCGAATGCATATTACGACGATTTCCGAGAAACATTGCAAGCAATTCTTGTTGAGGACAAAGAAGAGGTTGCAACTATTACTCCACATCCAGAAATGATGGATAGTGAAGGCAATCTAATTCCATTTCAAATTGCTAAACTTGTTAGCGTAGAATTTGAACCATCCGATGCATTTGATATGGATCCATTTCCAGATTCAGATGACGACTAAATAAAAACATACGAATTTTTGTATTACTCATGAAACTATTGATTTCTGAAGTCATTAAAAAGGCATCCAACGCCAAAACCAAAGCAGAAAAGATTAAGATTCTCAAAGAGAATAACACTCAAGCACTTCGTTCCGTTTTGAAATGGAACTTTGATCCCAACATTACTTCGGATCTCCCTGAAGGGGAAGTGCCATACAATAAAAATGATGCACCTATTGGGACAGAGCATACTGTTCTTGAAAGAGAATCACGTAATCTCTGGAGATTTATCAAGGGTGCCAATACTCTTTCTCGTATGAAGAGAGAGCAACTGTTCATTCAACTTCTTGAGGGTCTGCACGAATCTGAAGCAGAGATTGTTTGTTTAGTCAAAGACAAAGAACTTCAATCTAAATTCAGAATTACACATGCTGTAGTTAAAGAAGCTTTTCCTGAGATTAAATGGAGTGATTCCTAATAGTGAACATTATTAATGAAGATCGAGTGATTTACATGATTAACAAGTGCATTCAGGAGGAGCATAATGTCCAAGAAACTTACCACAGAGTCCGACTGTCAAACCCAGGATTCTGTGAACGAAGAATTAGAGAACTCATCGATGCAATTCAATCTAACTGAGCAAGATAAAAAACTACTGCGATCACAGTATGACGTGGTAGTTTTTGCTCATGATTGTATTCCTGAAAGCATTGATAAAAAAGAATGGCCAAATAATGCAGTTCTAGTAACATATGAAATTGATGGTGTGATTAAGCACGATCATGTTGCTGGACCTAAGCACGTAAAAGTATTTGATGCCTACTATGATCTCCTCAAACCCCTAGGGGGTAAGATCTTGACAATGGAGAAATGGTATGGTATGGTTAATCCGAAACTTTGGGGAAACACTACTAAGAAAAAGAAATGAACGAAGATTGGCGCTACAACGACGAGCGTATGGAATTACGCCAAGAAGTTTACACAATCCTCCTCAATAGATTTGGAGGTTTAACAGACGACAATGGTGAACCTCTTTATAGTATGCAATCAATTACTGAATGTTGTAATGATTGGGTTTCCCAAGGTCATGCTCTCCCAAATGGTATCGTAAAGTATTATCAAGCGTATTATGCAAGTTAAATTGATTAGTGTTACCCCTGATGCTGAAAAGACGATGGGGTATGTGGCACGTGTTAGCAACCCTAACAACCAAGAAAATCCAAAGGTTGCGGGTCTTTTATCCTATTGTATCAAACACCAGCATTGGAGCGTCTTTGAGCAGGCACACATGACGCTTGAGATTGAGACCACCAGGGGACTGGCAGCTCAGATCTTACGTCACCGTTCATTTACATTCCAAGAGTTTTCCCAGCGGTATGCTGACAGTTCTATGTTGGCAGATGAGATCCCTCTGTTTGATCTTCGTTCCCAAGATCATAAGAACCGCCAGAACTCTATCGATGATGTTGATCCTTTCTTGAAGCAAGAACTTGAGATCACCATCAAGCGACACTTCCAGAGTGCCATGGACATCTACAAGCACATGCTTGAAATGGGAATTGCAAAGGAGTGTGCTCGTTTTGTGCTTCCCCTAGCAGTTCCCACCAGGATTTACATGACGGGATCAGTTCGTTCATGGATTCACTACATTGAATTGCGTTCTGCCCATGGCACACAGAAAGAGCACATGGACATTGCTAACGAGTGTAAGAAAGTTTTCTCTGAGCAATTTCCTATCGTAGCAACTGCATTGGAGTGGATCGATGCCTCTGTATGATTTCAGAAATAAAGAAACTGGAGAGATCATTGAAGTTCGCATGAGTTTCACTGAGCTCGATAAATACAAGCAAGATAATCCTCATCTTGAGCAATACCATGGGAATTTCCCTGGTGTTGTTGCTGATGTGGGTATCCGAAACAAAGTTCCTGATGGATTCAGAGACGTTCTGAAGTCAATCAAGAAAGCAAACTACGGTTCTAACATCGACACCTACTAATTTTATGCCAAGAAGAAGAAAGGACAACCAGTTCGATTTTGTCAACAGCACTCCTAAGCAAATGAGACGTAAGAAACCGATCAATGTTGATCATCTCAAAGAGATTGAACCTCTTACCGAGAATCAAACTACAGCATTTGATGCGTATGAGAATGGTAAGAATCTTTTCCTTTATGGGTGTGCAGGTACTGGTAAAACCTTTATCGCAATGTATCTGGCACTGAAAGAAATTCTTTCTGGCACATCTCCTTACGAAAAACTTTATATGGTACGCTCTCTGGTTCCTACCAGAGAAATTGGATTCCTTCCTGGGGATCATGAAGATAAATCAAACCTTTATCAGATCCCTTATAAGAACATGGTTAAGTACATGTTCAAGATGCCTGATGATCCAGCATTCGATATGCTGTATGACAATCTGAAGGCACAAGAAACTATCTCCTTCTGGAGCACATCATTCCTTCGTGGTACAACTCTGGACAATGCAATCGTTATCGTTGACGAATGCCAGAACCTGAACTTCCACGAACTGGACTCTATCATCACTCGTGTTGGTGAGAATTGTAAGATCATCTTTGCAGGTGATGCACTTCAAACTGACCTCGTTAAAACAAACGAGAGGAATGGCATCCTTGACTTCATGAAGATCCTTGAGGTTATGGATGAGTTTGCAAGCATTGAATTTAATGTCAATGATATTGTGAGAAGTGGTCTGATTAAGAGTTACATTCTCAGTAAAATGCACCTTGGATTTGCCTAATGTTTAATCACGTTGATATGGGCGTGACTCTTGATAACCTGAAAGCACAAACTGTTGATGGTAAAAGAGTTTACGCCGTTGGTGAGATGTTTTATCCTTCAATCTCTACCATCTGTTCTTTCCGAAAGCGTAAATCCATTGCAGAATGGAGAGCACGAGTAGGAGAGGAAGAAGCAAACAAGATCTCTGTTCGAGCAGCGTCTGCTGGAACCACTCTACATAGTATAGTCGAAGATTACCTAAATAATAACTTAGACCTTGACAAGTACAAGGATAAGTTCCTTCCAGTACTGCTTTTCAAACAAGCAAAGCAGATGCTGAGTAAGATCGACAACATTCACTTTCAAGAGGCACCTCTTTATAGCCACGAATTTGGCATTGCTGGTAGAGTAGATTGTATTGCAGAGTTTGAAGGCAAACTTTCAATCATTGATTTTAAAACATCTTCCAAAGAGAAGAAAGAATCCTGGATTGAGAACTATTTTGTTCAAGAGACAGGGTATGCTAAAATGTATGAAGAACGATCTGGTATCAAGGTCGAACAGATCGTTACTCTAATTACCTGCCAAAATGGTTTCACTCAGGTCTTTGTTAAAGACCCTGAGGATTACGTGCCTCTGCTAAAAGATTACATTGCAGAGTATAAAGATGCCCATGAAACCAGGTAAAAACATAGATGAATTAATTGATGACAATTTTATGGATAAAAATAAGTTTTCAATGACCATTGAGAACATAGTTAAAGATAGTAAAAGAACCATCAATTATATTGATGCTATTGTTGACTATTGTGAAACAAAGGACATTGAAGTTGAGAGTGTAGTCAAACTGATTGCACCATCTTTGAAAGAAAAGATTAAAGCTGAAGCAACCCGTCTTAATTACATTAAGAAAACAACCAAAGGAGTTTTGCCAATCTAATTATGTCTGCTTTCGATGTGTACTCTGTTTATCTGGCAGTTAAATCTCATTTCACTACAGATAAGTATGATTTCTTTAGGTATGGTGGTAAGACAAGAACTTCTGAAGAGAAGTTCAATCAAAGAAATGATCGTTATTTCTTTGAAAAATTAGGTAGTAAGTACAATCAAAACGAAGTCCTAGAATACTTTGTTTCTAACTTTCTAGTCAATTCAAACTTCTACATCAAAGAGATGAAAGAAGAAAACTGGATTGAATGGAATAGAAAGAAGCAAAGTATGACTTATCTTTTTGGTCAAGATATCGAATCCATATTGGCGAGATATGAAACTCTCAATACGGCATTGCAGTGTACCAATATGCAACACTCAGGTATTATTAAAATGTATCTGGGTGGTCATATCATGATAGAGACATTAGTGATCTTAGATAGGATGACTAAATACTCTACACGTTATGATAGCATATTAGCTAATGATGTAGTATGGAAGTCACTATCCAAAACAGTCAAAAAGTATGCTGCCTTTGTGAATTTTGACACTCTCAAGGCAAAGGAAATAATTTCTAGTAAGGTATGAATAACACAAACTTATTCTCATCGGAAATTGTTCGTAAAGAACTTATCGTTATGAAAGAACTTTACGACTCAACTTCCAAGCGAATCAGAAAGTTTGCGGATCTTGATGCTGATCAGAGACAAGAACTTTATAATGATATGGACTCTCTTGTAGAGAAGCAAGAACTTCTTTACACCAGGGTAATGCTTTGTGATGATGATGACAGCGAATTAATTAAGAAGAACTTTAGGGACGCTGCTGATGCCATGGGAATCCCATCTTTTGCGTTGGGACCTGAGATTTTTAAAGTAGCACGTTCTGCAGTCCAAACTTTGAGGGATCGAGACCAAGATTTGGACTGATAACCCCTTGACAGACCCTCACACATCTGTTATGATAATCCAGTCAATACGACACAATCCAACAAATCCATTCAATACGGAGAAAATTAAATGTCTTTCGCATCTCTCAAGACCCAAGGTTCCCTGCTGCAAAAGCTGAACCAAGAACTCAAGAAAGAAGAGGGTTCTACTGGGTACATTGATGATCGCATTTGGAAACCTGCCATGGGCAAAGATGGCGTCGGCAATGCCCTGATTCGTTTCCTCCCTCCTGCTGAAGGCAATGACATGCCTTGGGCAAAGGTTTATTCTCATGCTTTCCAAGGTCCTACTGGATCCTGGTACATTGAGAACTCTCTGACCACTGTTGGTCAGCAAGATCCCGTCAGCGAACTCAACCGTGTTCTTTGGAACAGCGGTCTTGACTCTGACAAAGAGGTTGCTCGTAAGCAGAAGCGTAAACTGTCTTACTACAGCAACATCTACGTGATCAAGGATTCTGCTAATCCTCAAAACGAGGGTCGTGTATTCCTTTACAAGTACGGCAAGAAGATCCACGACAAGATCATTGCAGCAATGCAACCTGAGTTTGAAGGTGAAGAACCCATCAATCCTTTTGACTTCTGGCAAGGTGCTGACTTCAACCTTCGCATCAAGAAGGTTGCTGGTTACTGGAACTATGATTCCTCTGTCTTCGGTCGCCCTGGTGTTCTCGGTGGGTTTGATGACTCCGAACTGGAAAAGATCTACAACCAGATCCATGACCTGAATGAGTTCACTGATGCTAAGAACTTCAAGTCCTATGATGAACTGAAGAAGCGTCTTGACCTCGTGCTCAAGGGGGCTCCTCGCATCGATCGTGAAGAGTATGAGAACGACGTTGCTGCTGAGTACCAAGCAAGTGCTCCTGCACCTGTCCCTCAAGCAATGAAGGAAGAGTTGAATGCACTCAGCTCCTCGGGTGCCAGCGATGACACCTACAGTTACTTCGACTCTCTCGCCAACGAAGAGTTCTGATACAGAAGGGGGTCCTGAAAAGGATCCCCTTTTTTATTTCCCAAATCGAAATTCACTTTTTAGTTACAAAAAAGTCGGAAAAAAAACTCCGCCAAAAATTTGCTCAAAAGGGTCGATCATAAATAATCCATAGTGGTGAAAGGAATTTGTATGCTTTCTACGCAATATCGCCTCAGGTTAGAGTTTATTTGTAAAAGGATTGCCAATAATGAAGAAGTAAAGTTGGAAGATATGATTTGGGCAGAAAAGATTGCTAAATCATATACTACCGCAAGAGATTGGTTGAATAGAGCAAGACGTGAGTCAAATGGTATTGAGGAAGGAAGTATGGATGATTTTATGAATAAGATGGGATTAGGAGACCCCGACCCATCTAATCACAGTACGGGGTTTCAAAGTGCCGATGAAATTGTTGAATGGTTTAAGCAGGATAAACCAGACGACTGGAGGCAGAGAGATTAGTTATTAGAAATTTTGAGTTTTTCTGTAACAAACTCTGTACTTGGGGTAAATTTCATTTCTTTTTCGAAGATCTCAGTAAAGGAATCTACGAAAGAAGGTTTTAAAATGTAAATTTGCCTTTTTTCTTCATTTTTGTCTGCTTCATACTCATAGTTGGAAACTGCTCTTCTCGATAATGCCGCTGAGCGAGTAACTCCTTCTGGAGTGGTAAATCTAAAACTTTCACCAACGGTAATACCACTTTCTAGGATAATAGTGCCATTATACGTTTGTTGAAGAGTTTCGTAGTGATGGACATCTCCAGCATTTGTATATTTCTTGGCAACATACTCATTTAGCACTGTAGTGGTCATTGGCCAATCTTCATACACATTCTTAATGTTGTTAATAATCAAAATAATCCAATCTAACCCAGAATCGCCATAATAGTCGTATGCGACAGTATCGGGTCTTTCTCCATCTTGAATAAAGTAGTCCTCGAAGGTGGTTGCTCCTGGAAGAACGTCATCGATGATTTTGATTCTTGAGAAAATATTCTTAATTTGAATATACTTCCCATCGTACTTATTTTTCTTATATTTCAGATATATGATATCTGATACTTTATCGAAGTATGACATTTTAGTTAATTCTCCTTAAATTATTTTCCAGTTCGCCAACGTTTTCTATTACTATAATTAGATGACTGATTGCTTACTGATGTTGTTTTTGCAGTAGATTCATTACCAAGATCAATAGGATCTTCAAATTCATCAAGATCTTCTCTAGTAAGTGCAGTCAATTCGGAAAACTGCATGGAAATTCTTACAGCAGTTACAAATCCACCTGGAGTCAAACTGAGAACATTATCTGGAGTATATGAGACATCAAATTTAGTCATAGCACAATATCTAGTTGCTGGGAAGAAAGAACTGATATCTGGACTGGTTGATGATGGTGTTACTAAATTATCTTTACGGACTGATACATTGTTTCTATATCCGCTAGGCATAATTCTAAACACATAGGGATATTTTAAGAAAATTGTATTATTTTTCGTATTGGAGTCACTTGCTGGGTGCATTGCAGATTTGAAAAATTTGACAATCTTTTTGATTTCAGTTTCTTCAGTTTTATTTCTCGCTACAAACAAATAATCATAACTGAAGTCCCTCAGTTGCATTTTCTCAAAGGTCTGAATAGTATTATCGTTAAATGTGACACCAAAGGCAGCACCCAAAACATTATCTAAATCTACTCCCTGGACTTTTGGAACATTCGATAGTGCGTCTCCGACTGCATCACCTAAAACATTTGCAGCAGTTGCCGCACCAATTCCTACTGCGTTACCAAGAGCATCTTTAATACTTCCAGAACCAAATGCAGATCCCAAAGCACCAAATTGAACTTTTTGCCACTCTGCACCATAACTAAATTCCAGTTTTGGTGGAAGATATAAAAATACAGATCCTTTATCTACTGCTGAAGAAGTTGTGCCTCCCGTAGTTGAACCAATTGCAGTAGTAACGGTGCTTCCAAGATTTTCAACACTATCTGTAGTTGATATTGGTACATTGCTGCCAATGGCACTTTTAATATCTTTATTACCTACCTGAGGAGTACTTTGATAGTCATACGCCTTGAATTGTAAATACAATCCAACATCGCTTACATTTAATGGATACTTATAGGTGGTCATAGTTTGCCTGATTTTTGTACTTTCGCCGCACTAATGAATCTATTCTTATTATCACGGAATTCTTCCAAAGTCAAAGCAGCATAATCCATTAGATCTTTATCACGCACTTTAAAAAACAGATTATCTGCTTTTGAAAAGATGTAGCGGTGTAATAATTTTGGGGGTATTTTGATACTTTTATTTAGATACTTTTTGGCGAGTAGAATTCTTTGCTTTTGAGTAGTGTAATGAAGATTTGCACCTAGAAACCCATCTTCATAGACATTTAATACTAAAACCAAGGGATACTTGTCCCACTGTCTTAAAAATGCTTTAAATTTTGGATTATACTCAAATAAGTAAAAATCCCCAACCATAACATCATCAGAAATATTGGAAAATTCCAGCAAATAGTCAAATGCTACTTTTCTTTGAGTGGATACTGTTTTAGCACCCTTCTCTTTTATTTCTGATAGGACGCTCATACCTTTAACTCCTTTTCGGTTAGTATTTTAAATTCCCATTGTCTGTCTTTACAATACTCTCGTGCTGCTCTCCATTTTGCGTCATTAACTGCATATGTAGTAACTTCAGTTATATACCTCTTTGTACGACGCTGCTGCTTTTTGGGAGGTGTTGTTTGCTTAAGCGGTTTGATCTCGATAATAAGTTTCTCAATCCTCCCAGTTTTACTTCGTACTCTGACGTAGAAATCTGGGAAATACCGATGAACGCGATTATCAATAGGAGAGATATACGGGATAACAATTTCTTCTGACCCCCATTCTAGGACATTATCGTTTAAATCACAGTATTTCATAAATTTGAGTTCCCACAAACTTCTGTATATGATATTAGTGGGATCTCCTTTGTATTTCTTCCTGTTTGTCGGACGGTACTTTCCACTATAAGCCATAATATTGTTCGCTAAATATAAATATACTCTTCTAAGATGTATTTAGATGAAAATCAATGACATCCTAACTAATATTGTTGGACCTGGAGGTATTGCATCTTCCAATCGGTATCACGTATCCTTTCTTCCAGGAGAGGCGCTAAAGAATGCTATTGGAGTTGCTGGAGTTCAGTCACCCACAGTATACGAAAAGGAGTTTAATTCCAATGAGTTGATCAATAATGGAATTAAATTGAGTTTTTTATGTGATGAAGTAAATATCCCTGGATATAGTGTATCTACTGGAGACCTTAAGGGATATGTACCTGGAATTAACGCTAGGTATGCACATACTAAAACTTTCAGAGAGTTTTCGATGACATTTTTAATGGATAGGGATCACCTTCCATTAAAGTTCTTACAATCATGGGGAGAACACATGTTCCCATACCAGCAAATTAGTGGTTCTGACGAAACTCCTAATTCTGCAAATTTCTCTGCAAATCATGATTACTATATGCTGACAAATTATTATGATGATTACACCTGTGATATCTTTATTGAAAAGATTGAATCTGACAATAAAGATATGAATAGCAATTCCTACTACACCACAAAAGGTGTTAGTAAATATAGGATATATAAAGCGTTCCCATATATTGTAAATGACCTTACTCTTAGTAATGGTCCTAACCAACCACTCAAGGTTCAAGCATCATTTTACTTTGAACATGTGAGAGAGATTGCTCCAAGCACCCCTGGAGTGCCTTTGGATGAAATTTTTAGAGGAATACAATTATAAAATTAAAATTGGAGATTTATGGCATTACCTACATTAGAAAACCCCACATATGAGTTGATTGTACCATCACTCAATAAGAAAATTAAATACAGACCATTTACAGTTAAAGAAGAGAAAGTATTGTTGATTGCATTGGAATCTGAAGATAACACTCAGATTGCAGATGCAATTAAAGGTATCATTGAAGCATGTGTTAATACAGGTTCTAGACGAACCTTAAAGATAAATGAATTAGCAACCTTTGATATTGAGTATTTGTTTCTCAACATTCGTGCAAGGTCTGTCGGTGAAATTATTGAATTGATGCTAACTTGCCCTGATGACAATGAAACTGAAATTAAGGTTTCTATTAATATTGAGGACATTCAAGTTCAATTTGACGAAGAGCATGAAAGTACCATTCAGTTGACTGATGATCTTTGGATTGAAATGGGATATCCAGGAATTGATTCCTTTACTGGGGATGATGACAATA